CCAAATGTTCTTTCTGAAAAAGTTTCTAATTCTTCTTCATCTGAATCTACAGCGCCACCTATACCAATATTATCTATAATATCTCGTCCCATACTAGTAACATCTTTTTTTAAACCTCCAAGTATACCTCTTGCAGCCATTCCGTATATACCACCTTGATCCGCATAATCCATAAATCCACCTGTTATTGGATACATTTTATTATATACGGGTTTGTTAGTTTGTCTTACATCACGACTCATGCCTTGATACATGTCTTGCATTTCTAATGGAGATTTATTAAATACTTCCCCGTAACCATTCTTATCGTATCTATTAAAGTGTCTTCTTCTATCTTTAAATTCTTGAACTCTAGGATCATTAACTTGCATGTTAGGAAGCTGTTGCTGAATATCTCGCATGGCACTAAAGTTTTTACCTGCACCGCCACCCATGTACTCACGAATATCATCCCGCTGAGTAAATTGACCAGCAGGACGTTGATATTCGTTTTGACTTCTTCTATAATTATCTCTTGAGTCAGTAACCATTACATTATTGACTTTAGTATTAAAACTACTACGAGAGCGACTATGCCGGCTTTTACCCAGTCTTTCATTCCCCACTCGCTCCACTCTTTTAGGTGAGCCCATAAATCTTTTAATAACTTCATATTATCTCCTTTTTTTAACTTTACCACCTTTACGCATAGTCATTTGTTGACCAGTTGCTTTAGCAGTTTTTTGAGCTTGATGAAAACCTCCTGATGTATTAGGAAATTTTTGAGCACCTACCTTAGGTGCAGCTGTCCCGCCCATATTCTTTTTTATTGGTTTTGTTTTAGCAGTTTTAGCACTATTAGTAAATGCTTGTTTTGTTGGGGCACCTTTAGTTCCTACTTTTCTCATAGTTTCGCCACTTCCTGCTTTAATTCTTGCTTTTTTAGCGTGTATATTTGCATATAATCCTGGTTTACTCATAAATCCTTTATTAATGTACAGTGGGTTTTTCTAGTGAATTATATAATTCATTCAAAACCTCCTCTTGTATTATAAACGTTTCTGCGACAGCTGCAAACATATTTGCTGCTCCCTCTATACCTAAAGCACTTACATACATATTACGACATACTGCTAATAGAGCACCACATACTTGAAGATAATCATCATGTGTTTTAATTTCACTAGTAGCGGCATCTTCTATTTTTTTCATAGATACAGCAATTTTTGCTACTTTATATTTAATCGCTTTTAGTTTTTTGTCGTCCATTGTTCCTCGCTATTTTTTCATTGGCTTTAGCTTTCATGGCATCTCTAGAATTAATCATATTTTCTTTAAACATAATCATAGCCTCATCTGAATCTTCTTTGTTAACTTCAGTAGCCATTTTCATTATTCCTAGAGTAGCATCAGATTCTAATCTATCTCTTTCGATATCTAATTTTTCTCCTTCTAGCATCATGTCTTTTTGAACTTTCATTTGAGTTTCCATAGCTTTTAAATCTAGTTCTTGTTGTTTAAGTTTAACAAGAGGATCTTGAGCTTCTTTACTTATTCTAGCTTCTTCATCTTGAGCTAATTTCATAGTCATTTGAGCTTCTATTTGAGCTTGTTTTGCAGCTTTTTGATTAATTAACTGTTGCATTTGCTGTTCTACTTGTTGTGCCATTTGAGGATTTTGTTGTGCTTGTTGTTGCGCCTGTTGCATTTGTTGAGTTTGTTGTTTAAATTCTTCTTCAACTTGAGCTCCAGCCATTAAAGAAATGTGATCACAAATATGTGCTTGTAGCATTGAATAAATTTGAGGATTAATTTGTACCATACGTGTAAACATAAATTCAGCATGTGCCTGTATATGTGCTTGATGATCTTGTAATGGAAAAGCTTTAGGGCCCTTACCATTCATAGCACCTGCATTTTCTGAAGAAGGCCCCATTGGTTGTGGTAACTCTGGATCTGGCTTAAGAATAGAATCTACGTTATCAACTCCCATAGCATCATACATTCTTCTATAAGCTTCACGCATATTATGTAGCCCAGGATTAGCTGTTGCTAATTGTAACTGTTGTTGTGCTAATGTAACACGTTGTGCCATGGAAAAAATATTAGGATCTGATACTGGGATAACATCAACACGATCATCAAAGTCAGATTGTTTAATTGATTGATTACCGCCAACAACTTGGTATGGATATTCTGGAGGTAAGTATAATTGAAATACTTTAGCTAATAATTTAAATTCAACTTTTTGTGCATAATGCAATCTTTTATGAATAGCTGACATAACTTTAGTTCCTCTTTCAAGAAGAGCCATAGTTGTACCCACAGGATTTTGTTCATTGCCTTCACCCATTTTCATATCTGCAATAGCAGCAAAAGATTTACCAGCATCAACAGCAAAACCTAGTAATTGAAATAAAGTTGCACTTGGTTCTTTATAAGGAAGAGGTAATAATGATTCTTTAATAGAAGTTCCTGTTACATCCACGTCTCTAAATTCACCTGGTTGTAATGGAGTATCATCATCACGTATTCTCATGCCACGTGCTTTAAATCCTGCCGGTAAGTTAGCGAGAGTTCCTGCATCAATTAATTGTCTAAGGACACTTGTAGCAGTTCTTGATAAACCACCAAGCATGTGTATTAAACCAAATCCATAAAAGCCTAGACCTGGAAGAAATTTGTAATGTACAAAATAAGAAATCTTTTTAAAGTCTGGATCTTTTTCTTTCCAGTTTTTTCTAATAGATAATATTTCTCCAGAATATTGATCTATAGTTATAATATAAGGCAACTTAACTCCAGTTTCATCTTCAAATCCTGGAACATCACAATTAACATGCATTTCTAAAAGAGTATGTTCATCTTCATCTTGGCCATATTCACGTTGAACACCTTCTAGTGTATTTACTTTTTCTTGAGCTTCAGATGTTTCTACTTGTCCGGTTGTGATAGCAATATCTCTGTAAAAACCTTGTAGTTGTTGTTTTCTAATATCATTACCGCTTGTTTTAATTACGTGTGTAACTCTTGCTGCATTTTCTAAATCTGTAGCCATGTAATTTATAACTAAGTCTTCTCCTGTTATAAATTTAGCACATGCACGTTTCATTAATGAATCGTAATAAACTTTTTTAAAAGCAGAACCAGACAATGGTAAATAAAATAATAATTGATCCATGTCAGGATCATACTCTTGCATTACATCAGTTATTTGGTAGTTCATAAATTGTTGAACTCTTTTAGCTTGGTCTTGTACTTCTGGGGTGGAGAGTCCTATAACTTGAGTTCGTACGGGGCCGCTTGGGGGGAGAAGTTCCTTATATGCTTGAGCTTGAAACTGAGTTACAGACTCTGCTAATAAGGGGTGTACGACCCCGGACGCTCCTTCGAAGGGCTGAGTTCGGTTTTCATATTTGAATCCCAACATATCAAGGCCTTTAACATAGGAGTCTTCCCAGTCTTTCCTTGAAAATTTATCCGCTTCGAAATCGTTGATTAGATCACCAGAAAATCTCATTAGTTCTGTGTCATCTATGTAATCTGCTAAATTTGCATTATGAGGAATGTTAGTTGTATCTATAGTTTCTTCTTCTTCGCCTATAATTGCGCTTCCATCTTCCATTATCTCTACATCTTTTTCACCTACATCTGGTTCTAATTGAATTTCTTGTCCTGTAGGTTCTATCTCTAATGCGTCAGTTAAAGAGCTTAAAGCTTTTTCTATATTGTTATTTGGATTATCAACCATTATTTTTTACCTTTTTAACTTGGCCACCTTTTTTATAAATAGGCATACCTCTTTTTATGGTTTCCTTGGCAACTTTGTTATCTTTAATTAATATCATTGGAATCTCCCATCCCCTATTATCTTTATCCCTTATAGCAGTTTTCATTAACTTTGCACCACTTTTTATTGCTGCTTTTTTCATAGCTCCTTTAGCAATTGGTCCGTACGCGGTTAGGTTACCAATAAAGTCTTGGCTTCCTGGGGTTAATCTAAGATTTTTAATAGCTGGAGTAGATATAGTTAATCCATCATAACCACCTTCTTCCGCTACACGCAGCAAATATTTCATAACAAATTCATTGTAGTCTTCACTTTTTCGAAGTGGTCCTTCTGGTATTCCTGTGGTATTTGTAGATTCGGCTAGTTTTGTTTTTTCCTCTTCTAAAATTTTTCTAATTTTACGTCTTTCTTTATTAAGTCTTACTACTCTAATTTGAGTAGCTTTAGTTGGAGGTTTAGCTAACAAATCCTCTATTTTTGATTGTATCAAACGCATCTGTTGTTCATTAGCATTTATTTCTTTTTTAAGTTTAACATCTTGACGAGGTGCATATTTTGAATTTGATACAATCCTATCATATGCTTCTTTTTCATATTTAGTCATTTTTGCATATGCTTCCTGTGGAGTCATTCCTTGTTTTTCAAATTCAGCATTTTGTTTTTTAAGTTTTCGTTGAGCTGTGCTAATTTGTTGATGCATATCAGATTGTATTTCTTCTATATGCATTAACCTTCTACCAAATTGATCTGTTCTGTCTGATACACGCGTGTGAACTACACCCCCAGCTCTCTCTCCTCGTTCCAGACCAAATTCATGAGCATAAGTATAGTTAGGTTCTCCTGATCGTAGTTTACCCGGTTTATTGGTAAATAAAAACTCACGGTAATTATCACCACCACTTAATGTTTGTGTACCTTCGTGCATTGTAGATCTTTTATATTTTTCAAAACCAGTTCCTCTTTTTCCTAAGGCCATGGATACATTTTGAATTATTTCTTTTATTTCAAATGGAAATCTTTGAGGAACGCCTTCTTCTAGAGCATTTTTAACACCGAAATTTCTTTCTATCATAGTGTTAATCTTACTAGCAATAAGTTCTCTTCCCTTAGCATCTCCTTCTTTTAAAGGAGAAATAACATCTTTCATGTAATCAAAAAATCCTTTTACTTTGGGATCACGTATAGCTTGTGTATCTGTTTGGTTTAAATTATTTGACACACTCCTTAATAATTGTCCTGGGTTGTTTTCACCTAATACAGTAACATCAAAAGTAGGTGCCATCTCATCAAATTCTTTTACTAATTTTTCTTTCGATATAATTTGTTTACCCATTTGTGATAGGTACGGAGCTAGTGATGTATCATTTAATTCTTGATCTTTAATAATAGGTAATCCTCTAGGATTTAATATTCCGTGTTTACCACGTTTCATAAAGTCTAACCATTGGTTAGCTTGCATAGCTTCTGATGGTGCATTAATAATTTTCTCGCGTGAATTCCAAAATAGAGCACCCGGCTCCTCTGGCGGTATAACTTTACCCACCATACCCATATCTACTTCCGGTGCTGACTCACTTACGCCCTCTGGTGTTTTTGGTGGACGTTGACCAAATACTCTAAAGGTTGTTGCGTCTTGTGTTCTAAAATTTTTAACCATTTCTTTTAAAGCAACGTTTGTTTCATCTAAAGTGTCAAAAGTTCTATCTAATACCGCTGCTCCGTGATCGTTTGTTATTGTGTAGGGTCCTTTGGGTGTTTGGTACATTTGATCTACTTCACCTGTTATTTTAGCTTTGTAATCATTAAGCTTTCCTAATACTTTAGGTGCTCTTCTAAGTATACCACCCTTAGACATTTTTTTAATAAATCTTTCTCCCATATCCCTAATAGAAATTCCTAAAGGATCTGGTCCTTTTAAAGGAGGTAAAGCTTCTGGTCTTCTAGCTAATCCACC